CTCAAGGAATCGTACTTCGCGGAAGCAGTCAAGAACTTGCGACGAGCGGAAGCAGTTGCAAACGCTCCTACCCTCTTCGACTAACAGGTTGGCTCGCCTGGGCAAAGGTGTCAGCGACTTGAACCGTTGGAATCCCGCCGAATGAGCTGGTGCGCGGTAAGTGCCGGTGTCTCACCAAACTACCGCCTCAACCTCCACGCTCCGCCTCGAAAGGGGCGGGGCGTTCTGTCTCAAGTCTCTAACTGTTGTGAGAAAAATGCAACTCCGTGATTATCAACGCTGTTCGGTCGATGCGGCGTATCAGTACCTAAAAGACTTTCAAGGCAATCCGGTTATCTGCTTGCCGACTGGAGCGGGGAAGTCGATTGTCATCGCGGAGTTAGCACGCATCGCGGTGCAGGACTTCGGCGGACGTGTGCTAGTCTTGCAGCATCGCAAAGAGTTGATCGAACAAAACGCCGAGAAGATTCGAGCGTTACTACCAGGGATCGAAGTAGGGCTATTCTCGGCGGCATTGAAGCAGCGGGAATGCTCGCAAGATGTTGTTGTAGGTGGCATCCAAAGTACCTACAAGCACGCAAGTCTACTTGGTAGGCGTAACCTTATCGTTATTGATGAGTGCCATCTGTGCAGCGACAACGCGAATAGCATGTACGGAAAGTTGCTCTCAGGCATCGCATCGCTAGGTTATTCGCATCGCGTCGTAGGATTGACCGCAACTCCCTACCGAACGGAAAGCGGCAAGATTTACGGCGTCGAAAAGATGTTTACCGACGTCATCGAAAAAGCGACCGTACCGCAACTCATTAAAGACGGCTACCTATGCTCAATCGTCAACACAGACGCGGATGCTTCGGTAGATACAAGCGATCTTCATAAGCGAGGCGGTGAGTTTATCCAAGCCGAAGTAGAGCAGTTATTCGGCAACGAGCCAGAGATTGAAGCGGCGGTTAACGAGATCCTGCAAAAGACCGCCAACAGGCATAGCGTGATGGTATTTTGTACCTCGGTAATGCACGCAAAGACCGTAGCAAACATGATCTACAATCGCGTTGGGTTATGCGTCGATTTAATTACAGGCGAAAGCAGCAGCGAACACAGGCGAAACGTAGCAGAGCGATTTCGATCACTACAGCTTAAATATCTTGTCAACGTCGATGTGCTTACGACTGGGTTTGATGCTCCCGTTGTCGATGCGATTGCAATACTGAGGGCTACCGCCTCCCCTGGTCTATACGTGCAGATCGTAGGGCGTGGACTCCGTACGCACGAATCCAAGAAGGATTGCCTGGTGCTAGACTTCGGCGAAAACATCCGACGACACGGAGCGATTGACAGAGTGCGAGGAAGACCAAAGGCACCCAAGGAAACCGAGCCGAAAGAACAGGACGAAGGCGAAGAGGGTGAGGAAAAACAGTCTGGCAAAATGTGTCCGGCCTGCGAGGTTTACTCGCCTCCATCTGAGACGCATTGCGAATGCGGCTATCGCTTCCCGGTTGTATTCAGACACAACGACACAGCCGAGCGTGAGGTGTCGATTATTTCCGACGGCAAGCCTAGAGTTTACAACGTGCGGCATATTGTTTACGGCAAGAGCAAAGCCAAAGACAAGCCGGCAAGCATGACCGTTTTGTATATCGTGCAAAGCGGAGAAAAGACGCGATTGCCGGATGACTCGCCGATGGAATTTGTCGCGTTCGAGTCTGACAAGCCGTTTGCAATCGAACAGGCCAGGCGATGGTGGGCTAAAAGGACAAGCCTACCATTTCCGCAAACGACTGACGAAGCATTGGCGATTGCCAAGAGCGGAGAACTAGGAACGCCGAGCGTAATCAACGCGGAGCGAGATGGAAGGTATTGGAAGATCACTACAGGCCCAACTAGAAAAGATAACGAGGTTGCTCAAGATGTTTCCTAAATGCTTGACGGAGCGTAGGCAATGGATTACATGGACGCTTACGGCGGATGGCAAGAAGATACCCAACTCGCCTAGCAATCAGCCGAAAACCTGGTTTGATTACGACGAGGTAAAAGGCAATGATCGAATCGCGTATGTGTTCTCTTCCGAAGATCCATTCGTAGGAATCGACTTGGATAATTGCATCGACAAATTCGGCGAATACAACGATGTAGCTACCTATTGCCTCGATTTGTTTAAGGGCAAAGCATACTGTGAAACTTCGCAAAGTGGACGCGGTTTGCACTTCATCGTTCGGGGTAAAAAGCCGGATTGGTCGGTATGTAGTCGGCAAGGTGTCGAGTGCTACGAGCATGGGCGATTCTGGGTAATGACAGGCGATGTGCTGGACGGATACAACGAGCCGCAAGAATGCCAAGCTGAACTAGAGGTGTTCCTAGGCGATTACCTTCACAGGCCGGAGCCTCAGCGGGTGCTTAGTGTCGCTTCCATCCGATGCGAAACGCAACTTGAAGAGCGTATCCAAGCCTACGCACAAAACGCACAGGCAGCACCGCAGGGAGATCGAAACAACGCGGCCTTTCGGCTTGCCGGCCACTTATGGGCTATGGTAGGCGATGATGGGCAGCGACCAAGCGAAGAGATCGTACTAGACGCGGTGCGAGGTTGGGCGGCTAGATGTTCGCCTCCGATGGATGATGCTGAGGTAATCAAGGCGGTCGAGAATGCACGCACCAAGGGCACGCCAAGAGACGCGAAACTGCCTGGAATGATTGCCATTGACGGAGCAGAAGAAGGAGGACGGATTGCCGAAATGCTTTGGCCGACAAAAGCGGCGGAACTTGCCAGCGAAGACGATGACGGAGACGAGGAGTTTTGCTTGGCGATGCTGCCTGAGTCCGGACTGATCCGCATGGTGTACGACTACTACTTTGACTTGGCCATCAGACCAAGCCCGATTATGGGGCTATCGGTGGCTATCTCAACGATGGAGGTGTTGCTAGGTCAAAAGGTGGCAACGCACACAGACCTACGGACGAACGACTACAACCTAATCATCGCTCAAACGGCATCCGGCAAAGAGGCTTGCAAGTCGGCTATCACCAAGATATTCGACGCGTCGGGATGCGGGCACCTCCTACTGGCGGCAGATGTTCAATCGGGAAACGGATTGATAACAGCGATCAAGTCGCAGCCGGTTTGCTTGTGGATCGGTGATGAGTTTGGGAAGGTGCTTCAAGGGATCTTGGACAAGAAAGGTTCGCAGCATCTCAAAAACATCGGCAAGCACTTACTGAGCCTCTACGGTGAGTCGGCCGGAAAGTTTCTCGGAGCGGCTCACGCAGCGGGGGCAAAGAACGAGATCGACCAGCCGCATCTCTGCATCCTTGGGCTATCGACTGGATCGACCATTTTTGAGGGGTTGTGGGCTGATCACGTTAGCGACGGGTTACTGAATCGCATCTCATTCTGGCCGGTGCAAGAGCGACCGAAGCGGAAGCGAAACTACAAAACGCCAAAGGTGCCAGCGGAGCTTAGCGACTTAGTGTCGAAGTGGGCGAGCCTTACAACCTCGGTGGGAAACATCGCCTCGATGAATCCGCAAGCGATCCAATTCGGTATCACAACTGAGGCTTGCGAACGATGGGAGCAGCATAGTTTCGCCATTGACGAAAAGATGGAAAGCGAGTCTTCCCAACGGTCGGCAATGTGGGGACGCACGGCGGCTAGGAGCCTGATGCTGGCGTTGGTGCATCGATGTAGCCGCATGGCATCCCCAACGGAGATCAGCCCGGTAGTTGCGATTGAGATGCAGGATATTCAATGGGGCGTTAAGCTCTCTAATTGGCTCTCTCGCATCGCTTGCGACTTGGTTGAACAGAACATGGTTGACAAGTCTTTGACGCTCGCAGCGAAGGTGCTAAGCGATCTAGCAGCACGTGGGCCGGTCAACAGTCGAGATGCCTTGCGGATGTGCAGATCACTGACCGCAGGTGACCTCGAAGCCGCAGCGGTCAAGTTAGGTTTTCGCGTCGAGTTTGTCACCACTGGCAAGCGAAAAAAGAAGGTTTTTGTACGCGTTACCGGGGGGCAAAAATGACCAGTCCATTTCATTCTGTCCCAAAAAGGGTGCGCAGCTTGAAACTAATACAAGCCAGTCTAGTATTAGCGGAAGTATTGCCGAAACTCATATTGTCCCATTCTGTCCCATTCTGTCCCGGACAATATGGACAGCTTCAAAGCGTGGTTAAGAGTGGTTTTTCTGCCCTTAGC